AAGCCGTTAGCGGTCGGCAAAACTACGCGCTACAGCTACACGGTTGACCCTAACTGGTTAGGCGCTGAATCAATCACAGCTCAAACGGTGACGGTTGACGCGCTAGTTACTCTTGGGACGGTCGCGGTTGTTGATAATGTTATCTATTTCTATTTAACTGGTGTAAGCGTAGGAACGGCGATCATTGATATTGAGTATTCAACGGTAACGCAAACAGATTGCGCTGAAGCCAGGCTATTAATTCAGGAGTGTTAAGATGAAGGGTGAGTCAGGAAAAGAGCGAACAATAGAAACGCCTGAAGAATTCGAGGCGCTTTGTAATGAATATTTTACAGAGTCAAAGGAGAGCGGCGAACTCATTACGATAACGGGGCTCGCTATTCATCTTGGTTTTGCTTCAAGACAATCTATTTATGATTATCAAAAGCTAGACGGCTTTGAATTTGTTGCAAGTCGAGCGCGGCTGATGGTCGAACATAGCTACGAGTTAGGGTTGCGCGGTCAGAATCCAACTGGCTCGATATTCGGTCTTAAAAACTTTGGGTGGTCTGATAAGCAAAGTATTGAGCTATCAGAAAAAGTGCAAGACAGCGGCGAAAATGAGTGGTAAACCTAGCTTTATTTAGAAAGCACGTAAAAGATAAATCACCGGCTTTCGTTCCATTATTCAAGAATAAAAAACGGTATGAGATTGTTTGGGGTGGCGCTGGCTCTGGCAAATCTCATATTGTTGCGCGAAAATTACTATATAGAATTCTCAAAGAATCCCACATAAAACACAACTTTTTAATCATCAGAAAAGTAGACCGCACAATAAAACGTTCAGTTTTTGCGTTGATGAAAAATATAATATCACGCTGGGGTATGCAGTCTGAATTCGATATAAACCTAACTGACAAAACTTTGACGTATAAACTAAACGGGTCACAAATCATGTTTAGCGGGCTCGACGATGCGGAGAAGTTGAAATCAATCGAGGGTGTTACATCGATATGGTGCGAAGAAGCAACAGAGTTAACACAGGACGACTTTGAACAGCTTGATTTACGATTGCGAGGAAATACCGGCGCATTAAAGCAAATCACATTTACATTCAACCCCATCAGTGAGCAGCACTGGATTAAAAAAGTATTTTTTGATGATCCAATTCAGGGCGTTTTTACACTTAAAACAACCTATTTGGATAACAGTTTTATTGATGATGATTATAAAACTGTTATGGAAAACAAGAAAAAAACCAACCCAAGATTCTATAATATATACTGTTTAGGTAACTGGGGTACGGCAGACGGCCTAATATTCAGTAATGTAAATGCAAGGATGATTAGACCTGAAGAAGTTGCAGGGCTTGAGTATGTTCAGGGGCTTGATTTTGGTTATACGAATGACCCAAGTGCTTTCAATCAGACTTATATTGATATGAAGAACAAAAAAATATATGTCTATGATGGATTCTACCAAAAAGGCATGAGCAACGCAGAGATAGCAGAAAGCATCAAGAGTATGCAAGGGCATAAGCGCGTTACCACTGCGGATAGTAGCGAACCCAAATCAATTGATTACATCAGCAAAAAAGGCGTTAATATTCGAGGTGCGATGAAGGGTGCGGGCTCAATTAGTACCGGGCTAGATTTTCTGCTCGAATTTGAAATAATAGTAAATACTCATCTTATAGAATTCATGGTTGAGTTTAATAATTATTGTTGGGGCGTTGATAAAAACGGCAAAGCAACAAATAAACCTACAGATGATTTTAACCATTTTATAGATAGCTTGCGTTATGCTTGCGAGCATCATACACGTAACAGCGGCTTTGTTTTTGCTTGTTAATATGCAAACGGGCTATAATAAACTTATTACTAATTGCGAGGGCGCGAAATGTGGCCATTTAAAACGAAAATTGCAGCAAATGTGCCAAGCGTCAACGCGCAGATAGGCCACCTATTAAAGTCGATTACACTACCAGAGGCGCAACCGAAATGGTCATTATTTCCGCAGGGTCAGAAGGATTGGTCAACACAAACAGCAATCGACGAAGGTTACAACGCAAGCGCGATAGTGTACGCCGCCGTCGAAAAGCGCGCTAAACTAATCGCATCAGCTCCCTGGTATGCTGGCATAAAAGACAGTAACGGAGGTATTGAAAGGTTGCCCGATTCGCATCCGTTGAACGTGCTAATTAATAAGCCAAATCCAGATCAATCATTTTATGAGCTGATGTATTGCGCCAGTCAGATGTTAGACTTGTCTGGTTCCGCTTTTATTCCAGAAGTGAAAGGGGGAGCGAGAAAACAACCAATTTCTATAGCTGTTTTAAACTCTGAATATATGAAGATAATACCCGGCACTGAGCAGTTAATTTCAGGTTATCAGTATTGTAACGGCAAGGCTCCGCGTAATATTTTGCCGGAAGATATGATTCAGTTAAAACTACCTAACCCTAAGAACCCATATTTCGGTCAGCCCGTCTTAATGGCAGCGGGTAGAGCTACAGATGTCGATAGAGAGGCTGGAAACTGGCAGAAAGCAAGCCTACAGAACCGAAATATATCTGATATTCATATTGAAGTACCAGAAGGCACGCAAGCGGATCAAGTCGAATCAATCAGGAAATCATTGCGCGAACGGTCACAATCACCAGCGAACGCGCGTGATGCATTGGTAACAAGCGGTAAAATAAACCAGTTATCAAGAACGGCTGTGGAAATGGATTTTACTAATTCACGGCGCGCAGTATGGACAGAAATTGCGGCGGTTTTCGGCGTACCATTGGCGGCTATGGGTTTTACTGAGAATGTAAACTTAGCTAATGCAGACGCAATGATGAAACAGCTCTGGTTAGATACCATAATCCCACAACTCGAATTATTTAAGCGTCAATTTGACCATCAGCTAGCGAGTGAATTCGGCGCTAATATTTGCATGGAATATGATTTATCAAATATTTCCGCACTACAGGAATCGCTTGATAGTAAACTAGCTAATGCTGAAAGGCTTTGGAGATTAGGCTTTAGTATTGACGCGATTAATAAACGGCTTGAGATGGGATTCGCTGAAGAAGATATACCGAGCGAGATGGAATTAGAGCAAGAACCAATCGAGCAGGATAGTGAAGAAATGAAGCAGTTATTAAAATCGGTATGTTATGGCGGCTAGATTAATCACCGGACTAACCCCATCACGCGAGCAAGCATTGCAAGAAAGAATGTTAATGCAGCTTGCCAGAAGTGCGGAGAATCCGATTAAGCGCGAAATAGCAAGGGCTACGCGCGCCATCGCTGCGGGTAAAAGTGATGCAATAGAGGTGCATAAAAAGCGGATGAATAGCATTTTAACGCGACTATACAAGCAGGCGTTTAAAATGTTTGGTCGCAGATTGTTAAATAATATTGTTAAACATAATTCGCCTGATGAATTAAAAAAAGGTGATGTACCAGAAACACCTCAATTCGATTTAGCGCGTCAAATGTGGATAAGCTCCAATGCCGCTTTAAAAGTAACACAGATTGCAGGCACAACAGAAAAGCAAGCGCTCGATATTATCAGAGTGGCAACATCAGACGCGATTGAAGCGGGGCTAGATGAAAAGGCAACAGGCAGGCTGATACAGGCGAGAATAGGCGAGAGGGGCGGCCAGTTGTCGCAATTGCGCGGCAGAATGATAAGCCGCACAGAATCTCACGCATCATCTAACGCAAGCAATCAGTTAGCCGCAAAATCGACTAGGTTGCCATTAAAAAAAGAGTGGATTTCAAGCGGTGGTGAGCGAACAAGGGAAACCCATTTTAACGCGAACGGTCAAACGGTCGATATTGATCAACCGTTTTCCGTTGGATTCGATTTACTGATGCAGCCAGGTGACCCAAGCGGAAGCGCTGAAGAGGTTATCAATTGCCGGTGCGCTGTGGGGTATAGTTTATAATTATGGCATTTTTAACAACACAAAGAACATTCAACACTACAGGCGCGAGGCTTGAGCGCACTATCACGGTCAACACCAACGGCGGGCAGGTGACAATTGAAGCCAGCTTCGATGGTATTGATTGGGTATTAACAGATACGATACAAATCAACGGCGGCTATGTAGTATTTCAAGGTAAAGCCAAGATAAGAATAACGCCCACAGGCGGCGCGGAATACGAATACATATGAGCATAATACGCAAAGGGCTAGTAACGCCTTCAGGATTAGCTAATAGGCTGATAGTGACCAAGTCAGATGATTTAGCGGGTATTCTTGACAGCACGAAGGAATATTTCATTGACGGAATTATTGACATGGGTAATCAGTCGATAGAAATACCAGCGGGCGGGCTGTATATTAAAGGGTTTAACTTTGACATATCCGGCCTAACTTCTACCGAACCAAATTTTACACTTTTCACATCACCATCGGGCGGGTCTGGTAATTTATTAATGGCTGATTGCTTTATTGACATATCAGGCACTAACTCGCAAGTTTATGACATCGTGAGTGAAACAGGGTTTGAAGCGGTTGAGGTTGGCAGGATAAACTACAATAACTGCGCCTCACTTGGCACAATTGATAGCTACAGACAAGGACTAGAGGAAGGTACAGGCCGTTTTGGTGGTTCGCCTAGCCTAACGCTGAAAGGCTCATGGGTTGGCGGCTATCGAGCAACTACAACCATTATCAGAAGTTTATCGGCAATGATGACCGAGCCAGTATTTAAAGCGGGTGCTGGTTTCGTTATGCAGAGTAGGTTTTTGACCGATATTAACTGTGACCTACCCGCGCTAGCGCCGCTGCTTGACTTTGCGCCTGCAAACTTTCCCAACTCAAGTACGCTGCAATTAGTCGGCTGTATTGTTACGCGCGACGGCATATCAGATGCGAATGACATAAATATCACTCCAAACATATCACGCACTAACTTATCATCCAGATGGAAGTCTAACAACGGGTTACTAAATACATTCGTTGGCGGTGCCATATCGGTGTCAACAGAAGCCAATACAGTTATTGCGGCAATAAATACGCCTGTTGATATAGCTGGACTTTTTGCAGAAACGGATTTGCAGCACTTTGATAGCCCATCAGATGGTGTACTTAGGCATACGGGGAACACACCACTTGAGTTTAATGTGGCATTTGATTTCTCCTTGGATGGAACTAAAGACAAAGTATATAAAATTCATCTAATTGTAAACAATGGCATCACGGATACTGAGGTGTTTACCCAATCAAGGGTGATTAACAATCTAGCAGGCGGGAGAGATGAAGGATATTTCAGTGGCAGCACTGGCGTATTTTTAAGTAGCGGAAATACTGTGCGTTGGCAAGTTTCAAACTTATCATCCTCGCAGAACTGCACACTCGAAACAGATTCGGTAAGTCGCATATCAGAACGCTAATTTGCTAAACTGGTTAGACCAGTATAAAATGACGTATAAAATACAGGGGATATATAACGTGGAACGTAAAGCGTTAAAATTTGAGCTTAAAAAAGACGATATAGCTGGGCGCGTATTTTCGGGCTACGCCTCGACTTTTGATGTCGATCTAGGCGGTGACATTATAACGCCTGGCGCATTTAAAAAGACTATCGACGGTAGACAGCAATCAATAAAAGTCTTATGGCAGCACAAAGAGCCTATCGGTAAGTCAATGCGGCTGTATGAAGATACGGTCGGTTTATTTGTCGAAGGCAAGATAAGTAAAACTAGGCTCGGCGATGAAGTCATTGAACTTATGCGAGATGGTGTAATTGATAGGATGTCTGTGGGCTTTAGTATTCCTGCGGGTAAATCTGAAATGTCAGACGATGGATTGAGAGTGATACGAGAGGTTAAACTATTTGAATTCAGCCCCGTTACCTTCCCAATGAATGAGCATGCAGTCATTACCAGTGTAAAAAATATGAAAGATGCTATTGCGCTTGGGAAGATTGAACAAAAAGATTTGAAAGAATTGTCCGAATTATTAACGGACATTAAGACACTGTTAGCCACTGAGCCGCCCAAAAGCACTCAGCCGGACAATCAGCCGTCAGAACTACAATTGCTTGCAAAAGCATTAGATAATTTTGGCACTATTGCCAGCTAACAATATGAGGGTTTCCTAATGGAACTTAAAGATTTAGTAGAAAAATTGAACACTAGCACGACTGCAATTCTGGATTCACAATCTAAAGCAGCCGATGAAGTAAAATCACTTGGTGAAGCTACGGCGGAAACCAAAGCACAGTTACAAGCTCAAATCAAAGAGCAGAGCGAGCTGAAACAGTTGTTTGAAAGTTTAGATACTGAGCTTAAAAACATGCAGTTAAAAGCGCAAAAGTATGATGCGTCGAATCCTATTCGCAAATCAATGGGTCAACTGTTTACCGATTCAGAGGTGTATAAAAGCGCTGTAAATGCTGGATCAAGAAACACTGACTCACTTGTC